TCTCGTTGCCTGGGTGCTCGGGCTGGTGGTGACGGTATGAGCCCCGAGCACGCACGCGGGGCCATTGCCAAGGCGCGGGACATACTGAGGGGGCGCGAATGACCTGTAAGCATAAGGCACATCCAGAGGAATATGGGCACTGGGACGTTGAAGACATCCGCGTGCTACTGTGGGAGCGAACGGAGTTGCGAGTCCAACTCGGAGCCGCCCTTTCAGAAATAGAAAGATTGCGTGAAGATGCAGAGCGATATCGCTGGTTGCGTAGCGAGGCCGTCTCCACTGAGCCAGAGTTCTACGACTTCTGGAATGAGTTCAATACAAAATTATGCCGAGAGGAAAGGCTAGATGATCTCATCGATTCAACGAGGAAAGCATGAGCGGGGAGGACGACGGGTTTGCCGATGTCATACACCTGATGTCCTGGGCGCTCGGGCTGGTGGTGACTGTATGAAGCCCAAGATTCGCACGGAGTACGATCCCAAGCCGATCCCGGATCGCTGCTTCGACTGGAGCGCAGTGCGTGATGGCTACGAGCCTCGGGACCCTTGCGGATACGGCAGAACGGAGCAGGAGGCGATAGACGATCTGCTGGAGCAGGAACGCGAACGGGAGGAGGACTGATGGACCAGGCCGCGTATCACAAGACACAGCTCGACCTGCAGCGCGAACTGGAAAGCGCGCTGATCAAGGTCGCACCGCATCTGACGGATGACGAGCTACACCTGATGTCCTGGGCGCTATCTATCCCTTACATGAGAGGCAACGATGCAACGCAGCGAAACCATCAATGAACTGGCGGCAGCCCTATCCAAGGCGCAGGGCATGATGCGGTCGGCCAAGAAGGACGCGGAGAACCCGTTTTTCAAGTCCTCATATGCCGACCTGGAGTCAGTGATCGGCGCGATCAAGGAGCCGCTTGCGGCGAACGGCCTATCCTATTCGCAGATCCTGGACATGGACGAGTCCGGCGTGGTGTGCGAGACCATACTCATGCACTCCTCCGGGCAGTGGATCTCCGGACGCCTCAAGATGCCCGTTGCAAAGCCCAACGATCCGCAGGCTTTGGGATCGGCCTCCACGTACTGCCGGAGGTTCTCCCTTCAGAGCATCGTGGGGGTGCCGGCTGGGGATGACGATGGCGAGGGGGCGGTAGCCGGGATCGTGCGCACGAACACCAAGGGTGTCCCGCTCGGCAAGGGAGCGATCCACCCCAGCGATGGGGCGAGGGACAACCTCACCGAGCAGGAGCGCCGCAAGGTGCAGGGGATCGCAGAGGAAATGCGTGAGCTCGTGATGGCGGAGAATTACGAGGGAGCGGCGGAGGCTTTTGACAAGGCCCGGTTTCATGCCGACGAGGCGGTCTATTGCTGGACCTTCTTTGATGCGCCGACGCGGAGCAAGTTGAAACGCGCTGCGAAAGTGAGCGCAGGATGAAGCTGAGATCCAAGGAATACCCGGAGAGCCATCTGCTCAACCCGGCGTTCGTGTACGTGCCGGCGGCCAACACGGACATCCGGAAGACGTTCATGCGCGAGCGGGAGCGCCTGGAGCGGGAGCGGCAGAACGAGCGTGAGCGGAGGATCAAGGTCCGCCTGCTGCCGATCGAGGTGCAGAGATGACACTCGCAGAGCGCGCTCGGGCGGCGCTGGATAAGTTAGCCGAGTTGCTGATTCTGATGGAGAAGATCCCATCAGACGGCCCGTGGTTCGTCTTGGATGATTTCGCACCAACCATCCGCGAAGCCCTCGAACTCGCCGCCAAGGGAACGCCGGTACTAGAGGCTGAAGAGTGCATCCGTGATTTGCTTGTAGCGATAGGCAATCTCACGTCAACGCGCGGTCATGATTCGGTGCGATTAGGAGATCATCCTGAACCATGCAAGCATCTTGATTTCTGCGTTATGCGTGATGCAATAAAGCGCGCAGAAAAAGCGGCTCGCCTTCTCCAGACCCAGGATCGCAAAACCACTTATGACGAAGTGAACCCTCTCGGCGGTCCGGCCAAGATGTTCCGCGCCATTGCCGAGCGCATGGAGGCTGGCGAGCCGTACCATGATGTGCTGCGCGACTATGGCGTGAGCGTGGGTGCGCCGGATCAGGAGCGGGAGGCGATAGCGGCAGAACTGGAGATGGTGCAAACCATGACCCCCACCCGAGCTGAGATGGAGGCGTTGCGGGATCGGCTGCGCGCACATCTACGACAGCTTGCACCACACGTCAAAGAGCGCGAAGGACCAATGCTGCTCAACGCTACCGCCGACCTCCTAGACGCGCTGCTCAAGCAGAAGCCGGTGGCGTGGCGCGAGGAGAATAGGACGCCGGAATGGGGAGGGCCGGAATGACGATCCTGGAAGCAAAGCACCGGCAGGAGGAAGTTGAGGCGTGGATCGCTTCTCGCATCAAGACAGCCCAATACGAACCTCCTTTCGTCGTTCTTTATGACAAGGAGGGTAAGGAAGTGATGCGTGTCATTCCTGATGCGCCTCCTAATGCGGGCGACTTCATCACCATCCTTGGTGTAACGGTCTCACTGTCTTAGTGCATCAGCCCCTGTGACGTCGCCCACTCCCGCCAGAGCACGATAGTCCTCGCGTCTACTGCGGCTCGGGCTTCGAGTTCTCTGTACTCTGCAAGAGGTACGTATTCTGAGGCAGGCGGTCCGCTAGCTCCTGCGGGGGGACAGGTGGTGGACTGCAAGGGACTGCCATCGGGACGGACAGGGGGACGCTGGAGGAGGCGCACGCGCTCAGCGTTAAGCTCAGCGTTAGCAGCACCCAGAGCCTTGATCTTGCGCGATAGCCCATTGTTCACCTCCACCTGCCGCTTCAGTTCCGCCTCGGTCTTCGCCTGAGCCTCGTCACCAAGGCGTTTCACCTCGAGCCGGAAGCCCTCGAATTGAGCCTGAGTCGCAGCGTGCGCGGCCTGTTCGGTCTTGAGGTCATTCGCCCGCTTCTTTGCCAGAGCCGTTGCGCCCATCGCCCAGGCCGAGAGTGCGAGCATGATCACTCCGACGATCATCAGCCCGGCGGCAAAGCCCTCCTGGCGGTTCATCAGAAGGTGAAGCCGAGAAAGGCGACGATCGCCCCGCCGATAATCGCACCCAGAAGCATGTAGGCCGCCTCGCGTCCTATGGCCTTGTAGAGCTTCTGGCGTGCCTCGTCGGCCTTGCGTTCCATCTCGTTGATGACTGCGCTCACTTCTTCGGGTGTCATGTATCTGCTCCTTGGGTTGCTCCTAGAACGGACCTCGCTCGGTCCCAGAATCGTTTGCGGTCGTGGTACCCGTTCATCCCGCCGTTGATGACCCTGGTGATCTTCTTGAAGGCATCCTCGGTGTTCTGGTCCGCGATGGCATTGAGCCCGCGGTCGTTCCAGAACCACACCGCAGACCTGCACCCTGCAGTGGGACGGGTAAGCCTCATGGGGTCGTGCAGCAGGATCATCGGATCGCCATAGAGGAAAGTCGAGCAGTCGCGGTGATTGTCGTAGCCTGTGATCTGCAACGGCCCGTGACCTTTCCACCACCTGCCCGGAGAACTTCCGTGCTCTTCGGCGATCTGTATCGCCTCCGGCCTGGTGTTCCCGAGATCGGCCCTGGCATCGTAGGCCGCGCCGTCGGCAAGCTCCTGCATGTACCGGAACTCTCCGGATTCGTGGGCGACCTGCGCTAGGAAGGCGCTCATCCGCTGCGGGCTATTGACCCCGCCCTCCGCCATCGCCTCGTTGAGCGGGTCCAGGAAATCCTCTACCCGCGTGCTCGCCCCTGGCATGATGAGCAGGAATTGACGCTCGGTGAGTTGCATGTAGCTATCCAGCGATCGCCTCGACGATCACCCAGACGGCGAAGATGATTGCTAGCAGGACGGCCCATTTCGCCCACCCGCGCTTGAGCACGCTCACCGTAAGCTTATCGAGCTTCTCGTCGGCCTTCGCGATGATCTCCTTGGCCTTCATGTCGTCTCCTCTCCAGAGTCTCCGGACCGCGTCGACGTGGTCCGCTTGCCTTTCATCCATCTGCCCTCCGCCTTTATCCTGGCGAACATCGTCTTGCGCAGCGCGGACATCTCCTCGAAGAGGATCTCGCACTCCCCCTTCTTGAACCGGCCGCAGCGGAAGCACCAGCGAATGATGTCCCCATTCGAGATCGCCGCCCATGCCTCCCCGCGCGTCAATCTCGCGGAGCACCCGCCATCTGGTCTCATCCCTTGTCCTCCGGTGGCTTGGGATCCTCTGGCCGCGGCTTGCCGAAGACCTTCCCCGCAATCGCCGCGCCGCGTTCGAGTATGAACACCGTCAGGATCAGCCCGAGGATCGTCGCGTCCAGCTCGCTCCGCCAGAGCAGCGTATAGATCACGTTCACCGAGGTGACGCCCAGCAGGAAGAAGACTAGCTTCGACACGTCCTCGTGAACGCCAGGCTTGCTGATGAAGAAATAGATGAAGTTGAAGTCCGACTTCGCTACGCTCGCGCGGTAGAAGACCATCGCCACGCCGACGAACGAAGCGAGCGCGACCATCTCCGGAAAGTAAGCCCTGAAGATCCCGAGCGCGACCCGCAGGTCCTCGTAGTCCCATCCGAGGTACTTGACCCCGGTGATGACCACGACGATGCCGACGAGGATGAAGAGCGAGCGCAGCGTGCAGAGGAGGACACGTTCCGTCATGGTTGTATCGGCCATCGCCTCACGACCCCTTCCAGTTCGCGCAATCGTTCACGCACATCGGCCTGCTTGCCCTCGATCAGTTCCAGCCGTTTCTCGATGGTATCGATGAACCGGATGCCCAGGAACGATACGAGCGCCAGCAGGATGGTGATTACCCATGCCCAGGTGATGTAAGTCTTGCCGTTCTTCTGGGTCGCATAGATTATCCGGCGGATCTTCTCCTCGTCGATGTCCATCCGCTCCTGCAGTACCTTGAGGAAAGCATCGACCTGATGCGAGGCGAGTTCATCGCTGTCCTTGCTCGAGTTCATGGATTATCTGCCGTGATTCTGACGACGTTCGTGCCGTCGCACTCGACGATCGCCCTCTTTCCGACTGCGATCGTGATGCCACTACCGGCTGCTGTTTTTACCTGAACACCAAATCCGGTCGTATTCGCGAACACGATATATGAGCGCGGTACTGTGGGAACGATCACGTCGCGCAGCGCGGAGAGCGCGCCGGTAAGTTCCATAGACTCGCACATCGCCTGCTCGTAGGTGAGCGTCTTGTTCGCGTCCGCCATCGCGAGCGTGAAGCGCCCGTAGAGGAAGCGGTTGACGTGGTGCGGGTCGCGGTGGTCCTCGTAACTTGATACGGAACTTGCGCCTGTTGCGACCTTATAAAGCGCGAGCTTGTCAGCATCGAAAGCTGTGGCTGGTTCGGAGACCGTCAATGAACGATTCACAGAGACGAAGCGGCCGGCAGGCGTCGATCCCGTTAGAGCGATTGTCGCGTTCGCCTTTGCTGTCGCCGTCTCGTTGATGTACCAACGCCCGATGCCGTAGTAGCCCCACGTCAGCCCGCTCGAGGTCGAGCCCCTGCGTCCAAACGCGGTCGAGATGGAGGCCGCGTCGAAATATTGGTTCGCCGTGACCTCCTTCTGGCTCTGCGAGTTCGAGATCGTGTCGATGTTCGTCGTGGAGTCTGCCATCTATATCGTCCCTGTTGCGGCGAAGCCCCTGCCGACCGTCGCCGAGATCTGGTACACGCGCACGCTCACCGAGGATTGCGGCGAGCCGAAGTCCGTCGTCTGCTGCGCGGACGTGTACGTCGCGCTCTGGGAAGACGTCGAGATCGTCCGGAGGACGACGTTCAGCACGTTGAGGATATCGACCTCGTAGGACTCGGAGTCCTCCCCGAGCGGGATGTCGCTCAGGCTGTTCCAATCCCAGCTGATCCGGCCCCTGCGGATCCACGTGATCGTGATGTCGTTCGACGCGTCGCGGAATCCTCTCAGGTAGACCGGGCTCAGCGGCTTGAGTCCCGCCCCGGTGTTCGTGAACGACGTCGATGAGGCCAATTCCAGAGATGATCCGATCGCTGGGGCCTTGTAGAACTTCGCGACGTTCAGCTCCGCGGTCGTCCCGAACGCCCTGATCAGCCCGGAGCTGGTCGAGATCAGAATCACGATGTCCCCAATGGCGTGAGAGGCCATGAACTGCTCGGTCCCTCTCCTGCCCCTCAGGAGACCTGAAAGAACGTAGGTCGTCCCGGAGGAGAGCGTCGCCGTCGTGAACTGGATCAACTCGCTCCCGATGATGGCGAGGTTCGCGCCGTTGAGTACGTCGAGTTGAGTTGCCGACGACGGCGTCCCGGCGTTGAACGTCACCGTGACGGAGTTGAGATCGTCGAATACGTTGCCACCGGAGAAGTTCCCGAGGGCCGTCGTCGCGTAGCCCTGCGTCGCCGACGTGACCACGGACCCGAGCGGGGTGTAGCTCGTCCCATCCGAAGAGCTATGAAGGACCGCTCCATCCCAGCCGTCGAACGTACCGGACATTGCAGCATAGAACCCCGGGTCGTCGTCAATGTCCCTGAGTATCGGGATGTCGAGCAAAGCTAGGAGCGTAGGACCACCGATGCCAACGATGTCCTGCCCTTCCTGATTCGTGGCCCCTGCGGCGGCGGACGTATATCCAGCCTGATGGTCAGAGACCCCTTCCCAGTCGATCCGCAGGCCATTCTCGACCTTGGTTGCAGCCCTCAGGATGTGCGTCAGGTTGCCGGAGGTGATGGAGAATGTGTCTGTCGGCTCGTAGGCGGCGAACTTCGGACCAGTGGACCACTGATATCTCGTCCGCTCGGCGTGCGCGTTATAGAGGAGCACGTCGGCGACGCGCGCGGCATCCGTTGGTGCCATCGCGATCGGGAAGTCCTCGAAAGTCTGCTCCCTAGCCCTAGTGACGAGTCTCCTCGCGTATTCGGCGGCATCCTGGTAGTCCGCGGTGCGGTTCCAGAAGTTCACCGTCAGCTGCCTTGGGGCGCCGAGTTCGTCCGCGCGGACGTACCGGAGGACCGGGATCTCGTCTCCCGTGTAGGCCAACTCGTCCTCGTCGATCGTCACCGGGGAGGCGACCCCTCGCTTGACGAACTTCACTAGGTTGTCGCTCTCTACAGCATCGAAGAAGAAGGCCCTCGCCAGGAGTTCGATCGCTGACCTCGCAGTCATCGGGTGCCCTCTGACGTATCCGTAGAGCGTATCCGTCAGGCTCGAGGCGTCTATCTCTCCTGGATCGTAGCCTGCGTCCTCGCAGATCCGCTCGACCGCGTCTTGGACCGTCGTCCCGTCCGTGGCCGTTAGCCTGGGTAGCGGCTCCAAGAGAAATAGGTCAGCGGTCGCGGCGGTGATGATCGCCGAATAAACAGCGTAACTCGTCGAGATCCCCATCTCGCTGGTCGATGACCCGGAGACGTTCGCCACCGTCGATCCGTCTGAGGCCAAGCACTTTCGCCACGTCCCAGTGTTGATCCACAGGTATCCGTCGTGCGCGAAGATGAAGTCAGCGAGCGTAGCCCCGTCCGCGAGGACGATCGACTGCTCTATCGCCCCGGTGGATGGGTCGAATCGTTTCAACTCAGGATGCGGGTTCGGAGTTGCAACTGTCCACGACACCCACGGACGCCCAGAGAGGTCCCACCTCAGGCCGTTGAAATTCGCTGCCGTGTTGAAGCCCGTAATCGAGACGCTCGTCGTTCCGCCGTCCAGCGCCGTGATGTATATGCCGTTCGTTCGGTCTAGCCAGTGAACGAGTCCGTCCGCGCCATAGTAGGCTGGACCGTAACCGCTTCCGACCCCTATGACGTAGCTCTCGACATGCGAGGTAGAAGTTGACGCGCCGTCCCACTCGGGGATCTGCGTAATATCCTTGATGCGGAAGATGATCGACCCGCCACCGACCCGGAAGTATGCGTTGTCGTTCGCGTCGATCCTGAACTCCCTGTCCGGGACCTGTGACGTTGACGCGCTGACGTAGATGATCCTGTCCGGCACCCCGGTCGTCGCGAACCTCACGAGGTATGTTCCGTTGACGCCGTTCATCTTGCTCGTCCCGGCGGTCCAAAAGTTCTTCGACCTATCGTGCGCTACGCAGACCGGGACAAACGTCGAGTTCGGCCATCTCCCGAACTGCGCGTTCGTGTACTGCGGGACCGTGCCGATCGGCGTTCCGTTTGCGGCGTTGAAGAAGTCCAGCTCCGGAGCGGAGTTCTGATTGCACGTCGCGACGACCTCGGCTCCGTTCCAGACCATCTCCGTCACACCGGAGAGGCTGATGTTGTCCCATACCAGCGCCTTCGCCAGGTCCGCTGTAGAGCCAGTCGCGACGACCTCGAACTCCAAGTTCGGGATCGCATTTCCATACGGAGCAAGATTCAGCCCCGTGAAGACCCAGTAAACCCAACCACGATACGCTGGTACGTTGCCTGCGCCGAGGGCCGCCTCCATCGTGGGATCAGGAAGTTGAGTCTCGCTGCCTGTGTATAGTTTGCTATTCTGAACGCCTTGATTTGAAGCGATGATGGTCGCCGTATCCGCCGTGTCTCCGACGTTGTAGATCAGCGTCGAGTTCGCCCATATCCTTCGGACGCCGATAATCTCGCCTTCACAGATGGATATGGCTAGGTCGACTTCACCGGTGTATGTCGTCGATGTGACAGTCTGTCCACCGCCGCCCTTACCGCCAACCTCTTGAGAGCTTTGCGTTGCGATCTCGCGAATCCCGCTCGACCAGATGACGTTCCCGGCGACCCTGGCGGTTCCGTCGATCACAGGGATGCCTATCCCATAGGTCGAAGCCTGAACGCGAGTGTCGCTGAGCCGAGGACCGAAGACTTGCTGGTCCGGGGGCTTCTTCTGGAAGAGGAATTGCCCCGCCAGGCTCCCGATCGCCCATCCCACGGCCGCGTACCCGGCCGGCGCGATTGCCGCTCCGACTAGCCCGAGCGCTAGGATAGCCATCAGCAGACCCCTGGGAGTCTGTATACCGCCCTGAGTCTGCGGCGCCACTCATCATCAAGTCGGTTCTCGACGACCTTCCCGGCCGGCTCATAGGCGTGGATGATCGATAGCCCTCCGGCGTGATAGTTGGCGACCACCGCGAGGTGCCGCGTGTGCTCGTATGCGAAGAGCGCGACGTCCCCTGAACGCATCTCCGCCGGGTCGATCTGCCTCATCTCCCGCCCGCATATAGCTTCGATCGGCTCAGCGTCCACGACCCTCGGGAGCCTCCGATAGCTTGTAGCGTCATATCTTGAGAGCCCTAGAGTCCTGGCGACACCGAACGTGATTAGGCCGACGCAGTCGATCCCTTCCCGGCTCCTTCCCTGGTGGCGGAACGGAACGCCGAGGAGATCCCTTGCCGCGGCGACCACCTCGTCCGACGTGATCATGGTCTCTTGAACATGGCGTCCAGTCCAGGCACGTGCGGGAAGCCACGGAAGTTGACGCCGTTCGAGAACTTCGTGACGCAGTCCTCCGCGAAGCGCTTCCGGCATCCGGGCCACATGATGTACGTGTCCCCCACCTGGATCGGGAAGATCATGGGCATCTGGAGCGTGAAGAGTCCGGTCGCCTGCGTGTTAGTCTTGATCTCCATCGCCTTGCCGGAGTTCAACCCGCCTGGGCTCGCCGCGCCGCCGGTCCAGTAGATCCGGCCTCCGCCGAAGTAGTCGTCGGCCTCAGTCCTCGACGTGTCCCGGAAGTTCGCCTGGTCAGTGACGTGTGTCACTGTGCCGGTCACGTCGAAGTTGTCCGCGTTCAGCGTGCATCGCGCGTCGAAGAGGTCAGCCTGACAGCTCGGCGTGTAGACCTCTCCGACCGTCTGTTGGAGACCCCACATCAGCCCACGAAGCTCCGCGAAGAAGCCGATCCCGGCGACCCGTATCTCCCCGAGCCGGCCGTTGCGGACGGAGATCTTCCCGTCCCCGAGCGACTTGTAGTTGACCCTGAACCACTCGACCTCCGCGTGGTCCCAGACCCCGGCGAAGACGTCGCTCTCGACGATCGCCGCCGAGTTGAGCGCCCCGGAGATCTCCAGGTTGTCGATCGCCATGTCGGAGGAGGACTGCACGGCGCTCGACTCGTACCCCGTGGACGCCCTGTAGAGCACGCTCTCGAAAGAAATGTCCTCCGAGTAGTCCGTGAACCCGAAGACGACGCCGTCCGTCCTGGTGACCTTCCAGCACGTCGCGAGCGTGAGCACCGTCCCGCTGATGTGCGTCGCCATCGCGTCGGAGATCGTCTTCACGTCTCGAACACCTCGATCAATTCGATGGAGTCCCACGTCCCGAGCTTCTGCCCGCCGCCGATGTTGACGACCGCCGCGCGCATCGCGGCGACGTCGAACCGGACGGGGACGTCGAACTCGCCGGTCCAGCCAGACGGGGCGGAGCCTCCGGTGTGGGTCACGATCCCGGTCGTGTAGTCGACCGAGTAGGTCCCGCCTCCGGCGACCGTGATCGGGTTGACGGGCTTCAGGATCGTCCGATCCTCGGTGTCCGACCCGGACGTGTAGCGCTTCTTGAGCTGGTAGAGGCCGCTCGGACTCCCGGGGATGAGCGAGACGATCCCGTCGGACCCCGTGACCTCGAAGTCGAGCGGGTCCTTGAACCGGAACGGATGAGCCTGCCCTTTGCACGCCCGGAAGTAGGCGTTCAGCTCCATGATCTCGGATTCCTCGCGGTTCAGGAACGCGATCGAGTAGCGCTGCCTCGGCCTGTCTTGCAGGAGGTTGCGTTGCTCGGCACCGGACCGGAGCTGCACGACCTCGACGACGTAGGACGGGCCGCCCTCCGCCCCTAGCGCGAGCTTCGTCGGGAACCGCGGAGTCTCCCTGAACGTCATCAGCCGTTCCTGTCAAGCGACCGCTGCACGCCCCTCGCGGCGGCGAGCGCGATCTGGTCCTGAGACCGCCTGTCCATCTGCCCGGAGATCGTGAACTGGTTGATCACCGTCATCCTGCCTCCGCCGGAGGACATCTCCGAGAACGGGATCACGCTCCCTGCGGTGTCCGGGACGAACCACTCCGGCTCGCCGCCGTCTCCGACGACGTAGGCATGGCCCGCCTTGACCCTCCCGCCGTCCTGCAGGAAGAGGTTCGAGATGTCCGCCGCGGCGTAGTAGCCCGCCCCGCCAGCGGCGCTCGCGAGCCCCTGGAACAGCCCGTTGATCGGCACGTCGATCGGCTCTACGGAGCTGGCCAGCCCCTTCCATAGGCCCTCGATGGGGATCTTGATCGGTTCGACCGCCTCCGTGAGGCCCTTCCAGATCCCCTCGACGGGGATCTCCGTCGGCGCCGGGACGTCGGTGAGTCCCTTGAAGAGCCCCTCGACCGGGATGGTCAGCTCGTCCGGCGTCGAGACCTGGATCGGACCCGCGGACTCCACCGGGACGGAGATCGTCTTGATCGCGCGCTCCATGTCGACGAAGTCGAGCACGGGCTCCGTCTGGACGGAAATGGTCGGGATCTTGACGTCCGCGAAATCGAACATCGGCTCCGTTGGAATAGAGACCTTCGGAGGCTCGACCCCTGCGAAGTCCCACACCGGCTGCGTGTTGACGGAAACGGTCGGCGGCTCTATGCCCTCGAACTCCCAGATCGGCTTGACCCTGGCCTCGATCGCTCCGACGCTCTCTCCGGCCCCCTTGATGACGCTCGCGATCTGCTTCAAGACGTCTCCGGAGAAGATCTTCGAGATGATTCCGCCGAACGCCGCGCCGATCCCCTTCTGCTCTCCGGCGCCGCCGCTGATCGCCCGGAAGAGGACGTTCGAGATCTCCTCGGCCGCTAGCCGGTTGATCTGCCTGACGATCGAGTCGACCATCCGCTTGAAGGCGTCCTCGACGCTGTTGATGTCGTCCAGGACCTCCGTGAGGAAGTCAGCGAACGAGGACTCGCCGATCTGCTCGAACTTCTGCGCCAGCAGGTCCGTCTGGTTCGCGAGGCGCTGGATCTCCAGCGTGAACTGCTGCGCCTGCTGGACTAGGAACGCGTCCTCCGAGGCCTCGGCGACGGCTTCCAGTTCCCGCGCGAGTTGCTGCAGTTCTCCGAGTGCCCTGGCCCTCGCGTCGCTCGTCTCCTTGAGCGACCGGAACTCCGAGATCGCTCCGGCCTCGCGGGAGTTGCGGATCCGCTCCTCTTCGATCGCCAGCTGCCTGGTGGCGAGCTGGGCCTTCTTCTGGAGGTCGTTGAACGATGCCTGCCCCTCGGTCAGCCTGCGGAGCTGGGCGATCTTCTCCACGGTGGCCGTGTCGCTACCCTTCTCGGCGAGCGCTCGCAGTGTCCGGGTCTGCTGGTCGAACCTGATGCGGGCCGCGTCCGCCGACCGCCCCTGAAGCTCGGCGATCTGAGCGTTCAGATCTTTAACGGCATCCTCGTATTGCCTGGTACCTACGGCAGCATCAAGCGAGTTTTTCACGCTCGTGAAGCCGAACTCGCGCTCCAGTTGGTTCCGCTCCTCGAGCGCCGCCTTCTGCTTGGCCTGCGCGGCATCCAGGTCCTTGAGCGCGTTCAGGTAGGCAACCGCGCCCTTTCCGCTGGTCTCGCGTTCCTTCGAGGCTAGCGCTACGGCCTCACGCCTGGAGGAGACCTCGCGGCCGATCGCCTCAATCTGCTTGTCCTGCGCCGCCAGCTCAGCGTTGAACGCCTGCCTCTGTACGTCTGCCCGAGCTTGCCAGTACTCGCGCTCGCCGATCAGCCCCTCTTCGTGGAACCGCTCCAGGACGTCGAGCCGCTGCGCCGCGAGCTGCTGCTCGGCCTGCGCGGCCGCCTTGGCCTGCTGCGCCACCGCCTGAGCCCTGCCGGCCTCCAGCGCGCCCCTCGCGCCGACTGTCGCCTCCGAGATCTCGCGCTTGCGCCGAGCCTCCTCGTCCTTCCGGAGGCGCTCCCGCTCGTCGATCATCCGCTGCTGCGCGGCCGCCTGCGCCTCGAACTCAGCATCGGCCTTGCGAACGGCAGCCTGTATGCCTGCGGAACTCTTCGCCTCCGCGGCGGCGGCGGTCTGTGCGGCCTGCGCGGCCCTCTCGGCCGCATTCACCCTGGCCTCGCCGGCCATTACCCAAGCGTCGCGGACCTCCGCGGCTTGCGTCTTGGCCGCGCTCGCGCCAGCCTGATGTGCTCTACCGGCCGCGGCCCACGCGTCCTGAACGCCAGCCGCCTGCTGCCTGGCGATCTCGCCGGCCTTAGATGCAGCCTCCTCCTGAGCCCTGAAGACCTCCCTAGCTTGCTCTATCTGCTCGTCTGTCGGAGCCTGCCCGCCTGCGATCTTGAACGCCTCACGCCGGATCTTGGCTGCGTCCATCATTTTTTTCGCTACAGGCGCGAGCGGAGTGAACCTCAGCGGTGTCTCGAGGACAAAGTTCGAGATGTCCTCCTGGAGTGTCGTCAGGGTCGACGGAATACCCTTCAACTCGTCTTTAATATCTCTGATCAGGCTCGTCAGGCCACGGAACGTATCCGTGATGACACGGAAGGCGCCGGTCTTGGCGACCTCTTCCAGCATATCGTTCCATGCTTTGCTAAGGTCTGCGACCTCCTTGAGCAGCCCGGTGTTCATCTCATTCGCTAGGCCGCCGACCTTCGATTCAGCGGCCGTCAGGAGCACATTCTGCGCACCTTGCAGATCGTTAAGCCTAGTCAGTTCTTTGATCTGCTCCTTCTGAGCCTCGGTGAGCTTGATCCTTCCCCTGGCGATTCCCTCCAGGGCGGAAGTCGGATCCGCGAGCGCCTTTCCGAGCTTCTGAGCCGCGCTGGTAACGTCCTCGCCTAGAAGTTCCGCGAGGTCTGCGGAGAGTTTCAGCGCCCGCTCGAACTGCTCGCCGCTGATGTTGCCAAACGCGATGATCTGCGCCTGAGCCTCGCGAATGCTCTCGTCGTCAAATCGCGATAGCTCTACGAGCTGCCGGTTCATCGCCTCGAGCTGTTTCGCGGTGAACCCAGAGACGTCGCCAGTAGCCTTAATGACTCCAGCGAGTCTCTTCTCGCTCTCCTCCGCGGCGGATGCCTCTCTAATGATCGCACGCACGGCTGTGACGGCACCTGTGCCTATCAAAGCAGCCTGGAATGCGCGCGCGAAGTTACCCGCGGTCCGCTGGAGGCCCTTCAGCTCGCGCTCGACGAGCGTTGTCGACCTCTTGACGTCGCGCTGGAACTCGGCGAGGTCCGCGGCGAACTTGATGATCAGCGAGCCGTACGGCATCTCATCTCCTGCTCCGTGACATCCTCTCCAGGCTGGCCCTTAACTCGGACTCCTGCTGCCGCGCCTCGTCCTCCTTCAGCTTCGGTATGAAGTCCGTCGGCTTGAACGGTGACGGTTTCCGCTTCGGATCACGGTTTACGTTAGCGACCAAGGACGCGACGATCCCCATCCGCATGTCGGCGCGCTTCTCCCCGAAGCCCTCCAGGTTCCCGAACGAGAGCCACTCGTGGAGTTGACGGGCTCCGATCTCGCGCAACATCGCGTCGACGTCCATCCTTCCGAACGCCAACGCTAGGTGCATGATCAGCCGGCGCTCGGGCCGGCGTCGGAGTTTTTTTCCGTCTCCTCGTCCATGCCGTTGAGCCTCAGCACGGCGCGGATGATCTTGCGCTGCTTCCGGTTCCCCCAGCTCTTGATCTCCTTGAGGTCTTCTTCGGAGTCCGTGAAGATCCTCCGACCGTCCTTGTCGACGACCGTCGCGGCGATCAGCCGGTAGATAAAATCAGACCCCGTCGGGAGCGATGTCGCCTGCTCTCCGGACAGTTCAGTGATATGGATCGCCTCTCCGGCGACCTGGATCACCTCGCGGTCCGGACGGAACGCCTTGAGCAGGCGATCTGTCCCCTTTGCGACTTTCTCCTCGTTCATGCTCTTCCTCCTTGAGAAATTGACTCACATTAGGCCTTGACCGGCAGGCCGCTCCACTTGAACGACACGTTCGCCTTGTAGACGTTGTCGACCTCGGCCGACTTCGCGAACGTCTCGAAGAAGCCGTTCCCGGTAAACGTCGTCCCGTCCGAGAACTCCACGCGGAAGGTCTTCTCCGTGTTGTTTTCAGCCGCGGACTCGACGATCGTGTGGACCGCGTTCGACGGGACGTAGTTGATCTCGAACTCGACCGAGCCGGTGTCCGAGAGCCCGTACCGGAACTCCCTAGACTGGGAGTCCATGTTCGAGACGTCGATCCGCGGGCGCTCGCTCGAGCCGACCGACGGGATGTTCGTCACGTCCGGGATCTGGACGAAGCTCGTGGGGCTAGTGTCCGAGACGTAGAGCTTGGTGCCCTGTGTTGGTACTGCGAGCGATGCCATGGTTAGTCTCCTTCAGACGTGCCTTTAGACGAAAAAAAACCGCCCTAGGGCGGCGAGCGGTAGGTGCTTCCGTTTTTCAGTTACAACGGCTTGTACCAGATCGAGTAATCGGAGGCGGTGATGAACTGCTTCGTCTCCGGGTCGTACAGATCCTGCGTCTCCCCCAGCGGCCGGCAGCTGATCGGCTGGCCCTCGGTGTCGTCAAGCTTCGCGTAGATCGCTTCTTCCACGGCGTCGGCCTCGTCGTAGTTCCGCCCGATGGCCTGCACCTGGATGATGAAGTTCCGCGTCGAGCCGGTCGTCTGCGCGCCTGGCTTGTGCTCCGTCCTGCCCCCGGTGCGGAAGTAGACGATCGCCGGCAGCGTGACTCCTTGCGGAAGCCTGACCGGATAGATCCTCTCGCCGACCAGGGATGTGACCGTCGCGTCGGAGACGAGCGTCGAGCGGAAGTCGGACTGGAAGCTCATCCTAGATGGTTCCCGAACCTGATGATCTCGCGCCCGGCCTTGTCGCGGATCTCCCTGGCAGCCCTCTCAGCGGTTCCCTCGAACCCGCGCTTTAGAAAGCGGACTCCAGGAATGGAGACCCTGCGGTGCGTATGCGCGCTCGTCCCAAGCTCGACCATATCCCCATAGAAAGCGTCATCGGGGTTCTGCGCTCCAGCCTTCCCGGTCTGCTGCTTGAACTTGCTGATTGCGCCCCTGGAGAGGAGACGGACGCCGACGAGGGACATGACCTCCTCAGGATAGTCGCCCTTCCTGACCTTGACGGCGACGATCTTCCGGCGGAGCGTCCCTGGCCGCCTCCGCGGGTCGTCGTGGTAGCGAGATTTCAGGACCGGCGCGAGGGCGCGCGCGGCGTCCCTGGTGATCCTCGCGCCAGCGAGGACCGCGTTCGCGGCGATCTTCTGCTTTACCTCGTCGTTGAGCTTCCGCGCTGCCACGGCTAGCTCCCTCAGACCTTTGACTGTGATGAACTCGGTCGCCATCTATCCCTCGTTGACACCCTCTGCCGAGAGGAGCTGCAGTTCCCTGTGCCGCTCCTCCGGGTCCAGGACGTACCTGATGTTGTAGGTCTTGCCGCGGAACGAGACGCGCTGCTTCGCGTTGATCCCAGCCCGGTAGCGGATCGTGATGCGCGTTGTGACCTCCGAGTGGTGCTCCTGCGCGGCGAACAGCTCCCGACCGGATAGCGGCTCGACGCTCGCGTTCACGGTCGCGAGATCGGTCCACGACTCGTCCGGCATCCCGCTCCCCGTCACGTCAGGGCTCGCGGCAGAGAGTTCCTGGAGCGTGATCCTGTGCCTCAGCTTGCCGGCGGCGATCATGCGCTATTCGGCTTGACCGCGAACTGCGATTGCTCGGATCCCTGGCCTGCCCCGGTGGAATACCACCGGTAGAACCAGTCGCCGGCCTCGTCGATGCTCAGCTCGACGTAGTAGCTCCCGGTTGAGTTCTTGACGACCTCTGGATCGGAGCCGTAGTCGTACGTAAGCGAGTTCCCGCTTGGGTCCGAGAACGCCAGCGAGACAGTCGCCGGGTCCGCCGGCTCGTCGTTGACGTCCGTGAACAGGACGGAGACCTTGACCAGGTCCCCGACGTCGTAGGTGTTGA